CCTCTGAGAGGGTAGTGCCGTTCTTCAATACGACAATATCGTCCTTGTCTACGATCTCGAACGTATACGCAAAGACCGTCTGACCAGAAGTCGCGGTATATTGGTTACGGCTTGTGTTGTCTGCTACTGTCATAAGTCTCCAACCTCTTCCTCTATTCTATCAAAGGCTTGACGAATAAACGTAAGATTTTGATAGGGGATAAGTCTCCGCAATGCGCGGGTGTCTGATTCATTCCATCCGTCTTCTGCCAGACCAGCGTTTGCCACCCTTAGAGACGTGTCCAAAAAGCTCCCGAATGTGGGGCCAAGTAAGTTTTCCGACATACTACGTGAGGCAAATCGTGCCGCCGGGATGTCTACACCCAACAACGGGCGCATTCCAAAGTTGTTGCTCGATAGCTTCTCAAGCGTGTTGTTGATCTCCATGATGCCGCCAAGCGCACCTGATCTATCAATGCCCTCAATCACTAGCTCAACAGGGTCTTCCGCAATCTCTCGCTTCGCATCCCATTGCTTGAACGAATAGGACATCATGCCCAAGGTAGTCAGCATCAATACGCCAGCCAGAGCATTGTGATCCTGAGCCTGTAGCGCCGCGATAGTCATGCGCTGAGTCGATGCGAACATGAACGAGCGGAACTGGAAGATAGTCTTGCCCAACTCAGTAGACATAAACAGGGGTTTTTCTTGGCCGGGGACTACGATCACGCGGTCAGACTCTTTACGAATTGCCGCGCCCCAAAGTCTTTCAAGCTCGGGTGAGTCCCAGTTGCGAGCATTGGAGAGCCATACGCCATCAACCTTGGTCGCGTGTTTCTTTAGCTCTGCCGCCATTGCCTGTGCGTTACCGGCATCAATACCCAAGCGAGCCAGACGCTTATCGACCTGACCTTTCAGCAGTCCATCAATGACGCTGTTCTGCATGGTTACGGCGTGAAGCTGCTTTACTCCAGTTGTCCAGTAGTCCATGAGGTTTACACGGCCAAAGTTATCAGTGGCATACTGGATGCCACGCTCAAACGCTGTGTTGGGCTGTGTGTAATCAGCCACGTCTGAAATGATCTGCGAGCGACCGCCCATCAACGCATCAACGCCAACGCCATAACGCTTTGCTTCTGCCGATGACACCTTGAACGAATTGATATTTCTAGCGAGCGGCAATAAGCCCTTCGAGAAAGTCTTGCCAATGCCCTCAGCCATGAAGATACGAGCCACATCGGGAACTGACGACGCTACGACGCCACCCATAAATCGCATATAGTTAAGGTTTCGAGATACACGACCAGCACGAACCCATACATTATCAGGGTCGGGTTGAGCATAGATGCCACGCATACGGTCACGCATTGCAGTAATATCGCGTATATCTGCATCAGCTTGGTTCTTTAGCTTGATGCGTTCTTTTTCAGTCTTAGCAGTACGTTGCTTTTCTGTATACCAATCCAATATTTCTTTCTTCTGAATGGTTAGGTCAAGATCACCAAACTCTCGCACTAGCTCCATGTCTGTTGCTGTGTTGCGTAGGTAGTAACGCCCTAAGTCTTCGATGTCGTTATCCAAAAACTCCTCAACCATGTTGTCGGGAATCTGGAATGTTCGAGATTTAAGCGGCCCACGCAATCCAACAGTGCCATTCAGATTGTTGTTTGCAGAGCCTTCGCCGATCTTCCAATCATAGGGGAGCCGACCATCTGGAGTGCCTTGGATGCGCTGTGCGATCTGCTCCGCAATGCGCTGATAATCCTCATCGGTTAAGTCTTTGGCCTCTTTACGCTCTGCCCGGTCGATGATTTCTTGTAATCGTGTACGCTCTGCGCCAGTAGCTTCAGCAATATCCGCCTCGGCTTTTGTCGCTTCATCGCGCAAACGGACATCTTCATCGCGCAACCACTTCGCAGTAGTGTCAATAAACTTGGGAAGGTTTGCTGATACCTTACCTTTATTCCAGCGTCGGTTCAGATAGCCAACAGCAGTGCCAACACTTACGTCTTCGGGTAGTAAGCCAAGCTCAACCAAGTCATTCTTGATCGGGTTGTATAGCTCTGTGCGCCAGCTATTTGCAGATTGCATAGCTTCGGGTATTGCAGATTCATCATTCCGCATTGCCCTTGCCACTTCCTCGTTGAATTGACGCTTACGCAGACGACCGCCGTTTTTTCGGTACTGTCTATAAATATCTAAATGATTTTGGAGTGCTGTCGCATACTTGCCGTCATGTATCTTGGCGCGTGACTCAACAGCCGTGACGATATCGCCATCCATCTTGATGGGATTCTCTGCCAATCGGTTAGAAACGATCCGGGTGAATGGGTTATCACTGGTTAGTGTGCGAGACAGCGGATCAAAGCCCAGAGTCTTGACCAAACCTTTTGCCGCCTTACCACTTACCTCAACATCTGCCACGCGCTGTGCCGCGCCCACGCTCTTTTCTTGTGGAGTCGCCCGGTACTCAGGGGACAAAACACTGTCATCGCCTGTCTTCACCTTTGGCTCAACATCCATTGAATCAACAATGCCGCCAATGGCAGACGCATCGAGTGAGTTAGCGAGAACCTTACCGCCTGCGCCCAGTACGCCACCTAGAAGCGCCGCCGCGCCTAAGTTGATCGCAGACTCGCCATAAGTACGGGTTAGCTGTGATTGGTGCAGAGCGGCCTCTGTGACGGCTGTGGAGGCTGTTGCAACACTACCTGTAACGACTGCCGCATCAAGAATCGAGTTGCCCGCCTTATACGTCTTAGCAATCGCTCCGCCAATTGGTATCAGGTTAATAGGATCAGCGACACCAACAACGCCAAGGCCAACAAGGAACGACATAGCGCCGCCCTTTTGGATGGTCTCTCGATCTGCTGTCTCTCTAGCATATTGTTTGCGTACTGCTTCGATCTCATCGACCGTATCGGCTAGTGCCGCATGGGATACAAACTTTTTGTCTAGCTTCTCGCCTTCCGATAGATAGTCATAAGGGTTGAATGACTGGTCATCCACGCCATCAGGTAGGCCAGACTCTTGATTAACGAATGAGCCGATTGTGTTTTCTTGACGCCATAACGCGCTTGCGATCTCGATTGCCGATGGATCTTCATCCTCGGGTGCTTCCGCAAGGTTAGTTAGCTTGTTGATCAATACGAGATCATCTGGCGCTTCGATAAACGGCATCAGTCTTGGCTCTCTCGCTCTTGGATATCCTCAATGAGCTTTGATCTTTGGCGCTTGCCAGTCTTTTCAATAGCTTCGCCAACCGTTGTTAGCACTTCAACCGCCGACCCTGCTACTTCTCTACGGATTTCGCCGGGTAGCTGTATCGCTTCTGCAATGATTCTGCGGCTATCAGATAGGACGGTATCCGCGTAAAGCTCTGACGCTGGCACAGCCCTTCTTGGCTTGCCCTTGCGTTCTTCGTATGCGGCCTTCTTCTCTTCGAACTGCTGGCGTCTGTGGGCAACGCTACCTTCTTCCTCTGCCTGTCTGATCTCAGCCGCTAGTTCTGCTGTTTCGATTCGGAGCTTGGCTTGCTGGCCTTCAACATCGGGGACAAAGTAGCCACTACGCTGTTGGAATACGCCATCATCGTCAAGGATGAGAACACGATACATAGGCGATCCAGCCGCCGCTGATCGGGATGTAGCGTCATCGGTCAATAAGTAGATGTTTTCGCGGTCAAACTGGAGATTGGGAGCCTCTGCGCGGATCTCTTCATCTAGCTGATCACGCATATACTCAACGCTTCCATTCACAGAGTAATACTGTTCGGGTGCGTACATCATGTCGCCGAATATGGACTGAGTATAGTTAGACTGGATCATCTTCTCGGCCTGCGCTCTTGCCGAATCCTCATCGGAACCAGCGAGATAGTAGCTCTCAAAGATTGTTTGATACTGGCTAACGGCATTCTGGAATGATGTCGGATCAGCCTCGCCAACAATGTCACGAGTCCAGTCAACGTACTTGTCGTTGTACTTCTCGGTCTTGATCTGATCACGTCGAGCCGTTACGCGGTTCTGATCAGCCGGATCAGTTAGTTGCTGGCTAAGTCGGAGCGCCTCTTTGGGGTCCATGACTTCCATCAATCTAACCATGTTTGATGCAAAGGCTTTTGTCTGAACATTGGTGATCTGGTCAAACATGCCGGGCGTCTCATCAACGCGATCAATGAGCTGTGCCGCTTGCATAATCAATGCGGGATCACCTGACAGTAGATAGCTGTTTGTCTGGTTCTTTACAGTGCTTGGGATCATGCGCGTCTTCTGAATAAAGATCGCATCGGTCAGCATACGTTGCTCGGGTGTCGCACCTTCCTGCGCTGGCACGTATACATCATCGTAATACTTGTTGATATCAGACTGATCTGGAACGTAATAGGGATCGCGCTGGTCTGTGAACTGCTTAGTGATGTTGACGTTGACGGCAGTGGTCTCGGCCTTTTTAGCCACGGCAGTACGTGCCGACTTCTTGAGGCTGGTCATCTCACTCTGAGAAATGCGGCCCGTTGTATACCACTCGTTTGCTTGCTGATCTACGTCAACCGGGTCAATGTTCCCGCTTGCAACCTGTACTTCGTAGTCAGATAGCTCAATACCGAATGCTGTGTCCTCTTCGACTAGACGGCTTTCAAGCTGATTCAATCTTGTCGCCATCTGCGACTCTAGCTTTGACTGCTGTTCGGGAGATAGCCCTTCAATAGGATTGGCGGTAATGGTCGCAAGCATCTGCTTACCGTTTTCAATCCTTTCCTGAAGCGATAGGTCTTCATTGTTCAAGATAGCGCGATCAAGTTGGCCCAAGTTACTCTGGACAATCAGTCGATCTTCTTGCTCTGAGGTGAACTTTGAGTATGCCGCTGGATCGAGAATCTCGTTGTTCTCAAGCCCAATGTTTTCGATCTGCAATTGCAACTCTTGAACACGAGTGTCATCGCCATCACGAGCGGCTCTTGCTTGCTCATCGGCCAGAGTCGTTAGCTCTTCATTCAAGTTGGCGGCGGCAAGGTCAAACTGACGCTTTCGCTGTGCGTCCGCTAAACGGCCCTGTACGCGCATTGCATCTTCAGTGAGTCGTAACCGTAGGTCTGCCGCAATATCCTCTGGCAAGCCTTCTGTGACGCCCTTCATATAGCCATTGAAGTCACTTTGGAATGCTACGGGATCGGGATCATCTGCATACTGCTCTTCAAGCTCAAACAGCTTCTTCTTGCCATCAACTCGGATGCCAGAGCTATAAGCGTTCAATGCCGCTTTGTTGTATGCCTGATCATAGATAGAGATCGCAGAGAGAAAGCCCTCTTTGGTTTCTGGTGCTTGGCCTTCTTGCGCCGCTTCCATACCGGATGCAACGCCAGCTTCTTGACCGCGCTCTGTTTGAATCTTAGCGCCGATATCAAACGCAATGTCCCCGACCTGTTCAGCCAAGCCAGAGAGAGCCTGCAAGCGTTTAGCCTGAGACGTATCTACACCTGTTGGCGTAAACTTGCCGTAGTATTCAATGCGCTTCTGAGCCATTACTCTTCCTCTGGCACTAACTGAGCCGCTTTTAACCCGCCACTAAGTAGCGTGCTTGCCGCTGTGAGTCCTGCTATTTGTGTTGCCGATCTCGCCTGACGTTCTAATGACGCCCTTCTTAGGCGTTCTGATAGGTCAATAGTCATCTCGCTAAGACCTGCCTGCTTCGCGCTTTCCAAGGCCAGACTTGCTGGCGTACCTTCCCCACTAATTCCTGCTGTCGAGAGTGCCGCGACGTTAGCCGCCAATGCCCGGTTAAGTTCTTGGCGTCGTGCTAGTTCTTGGCTTTCTGCCGCAAGTTCTTCCTGCTTAGCTTGCTCTTTGAGTGCTACCTTTTGAGCCTTGCCAGCTTGCACCTGACCGTAGGCTGACACTGCCGCGCTTGTTGCCGCTAATATTGCAAATATTGGGAGAGCCATCAGTTACCCTCGATCTCGTATTCAATCATTTGTATGTGCATGGGTGTTGGATCAGGACACGTAATCGTCGGTATGACCTCTCTACCCCAGCCGTTAATGTCGTAAACATCCTCTATTATGCCACTTGTGGGGACAATAGACTCGTTAGTAAGTGGTGACGTGATACCTGCCTCGCCAAACGAGCGGATAGGTACAGGGATGCCGTCGATATAGATACCGGAAGACTCGTAGACACGCAGGTTCATGCGGACAATCTTCTTCAGACGCATCTGGTTTTGGCCTGATCCGATGTTGGTATTCAGTGGCATCGGCTTAATAGTAGGAACAAACGGCAAGCCAACCTCATACGTGGTTAGCGAGTATTGTTCACTGGCATCAAGCGTGATCTGCCCACTAGCTACCGTGTAAGACGACAGCACATAGCCCTCGTTCTTGTCCAAATAGCCTTCGCGTGTAATAGCCTTGACCGATTCGCCGTCCAAATGATCTAGTCCGTCGATAACACCAGCCACTTGTACGCTCTTGATCGAGCAATCCATGAGATAGGTGAAGTCCCAGCGCTCAATAAACAGTTTGTCAGTGCCATTTACTTCGCGCTCAACCGTCATAAACAACTGATCGTCTACAACGCAAACGCTCTTGATGTCGCCGCTCGTACTCCAGCTAGTGAAGCCGTTGATGTCTTGGCTTCTCAGGGTGTTCAGGATGGCCGCTGTACCGTCACTATTTACGATAAATAGCCAGTTAGCGTCGTCACTCGCAGTACCCGCTAGGAGCGCCATATCGACCGGCTGATTGATCAAATGTGAGGCCAGTACCGACCTATCGTCTGTGGTGTAAGCGTCCTCGTTGAACGAATACAGGAAGCTCAGGAGCGATTTACCAAAGCGGTCTACAAATATGGTCGAGCCATCCACATCTTGGACCTCAACACTGTTTGCGCCGTGTGAAGTCTGTGGCTGAATGTTGATACTGGACGGGGTGACGGGTCTGCTGGTTACAGCAAACTCCGCGCCAGACGTAAATATCTGCAAGTTACGACCGGGATATACGTCAACAATGTCATTCAACTTGCGTGAAGAGATGGTGGCAAAGATCGCCTCATCGTCATCGCCGTCATCAATGTCGAAGTCAAAGAATGCGCCCGTCTTAGACATGAAGATCGACTGAGGCTTGGACTGAGTGCCACCAAGTACCAACCGGCCTTCGTAGAAACACGCGCTGATAGGGTATCCACGGGTAGCAGACCAAACATCCTCTTTTCTGGGTGTACCGTTGGCGGTCTTTACAAACGAAACCGTATTGCTTGCATCGCCTTCAGTGAAGTAGCCAGAAAACAATTCGAAGTTTTTTGTGGATTCGCCTGATATTGTGATCGTGTACTGCAATGCGCCTGTTCTTGCTACGGCCACACCCGTCTCGCCAAAGACTGGCATCTCTTGCAGATTCTTTTGGATGTTGAAAACAGTTGAGGCTTGCTCATCTGCCGTACCGTCACCCGCGAATGTAATGTTCTTGGACTGGATCGACTCGATATCAACTTGAAATCTATCGCCTTTTGCCAAGCTACCGCCGCCCAGCGTCAGCACTTGCACGTCATCAACGGGAGTAGGGCTTTGTGCATCGTCAAAATCGTACTGAGGGACGTTAATGAACGGGATGTTGTCGATAACCCAGTCCGCATCCGTACCAAGATTCACCAAGCGAATAGGCTCGAAGTTGCCGAAGACCAGCATGACGTTCTCGATCTGCGCTGTTCGCACAGTTGATACGTCAACAGTAGAATCATAAGTCGGCTTGATGTCCGCAACTCGCGTGGTCTGGATGTTTAGCCCAACAAGCTGAGAGCGGAAGATAGCGATATTGTCCCGCGTAAACTCGATCAGGTAATGCCGATCATCCTCAACGCTGAAGTCTTCCAACTTACAGTCACTATCAACGCCGGTTTCTTGGATTAGCTGAAATCCTGCCGCCGTGATCGTCGCCGACCCCAAATCAGTCGTGCCAACACGGACCAGACGCCAGTAGCGAGCGTATATGCCAATCTTGATGCGGAAGTCCTGTGGGCTTGTGCCGATCAATGGAACGTCACCTGCGTCGGTATACGTCACATCGTCAGAGGAATACTGAACTTTGAACTCAGTTGAGGTGCCAGACGACAAGCTAATTTGCCGGATATCAATAAACTCGATATCAGCTATGTTGCTTGCGCCTTTATCGGCCTTGACTACGACGTAATCATTGGTCGTGCCAATCGCTACCGTAGTTGATGTGGTTGTTGCGTCATTGCCATACAGTACCGACGCTGTGCCGCCATTCGGCATGGTTCCTGTGTAAGCAAAAGACACCAAGTTGCGTGTGGTCTCAGCGATGAACTCAGTGCCGGGGCGACGACGCAAGCCGCCTTGAGGAACAATCACAACATTACTAGCTGTCTCAGCCGCCTGATAATACTGGTTGATATCAATGCGGCCTTTCAGCAGTGGCGATAATTCACCGCTTACAAAGTTAGACTGTATATAGCGAGTCTTAGCCATTGCGCGTCACTTTTACAAAGAAGTCATCGGTCTGAAGAGTGCAGTTTTTATCTGCCATTGCTTTAAACTGCGCGGGAGACGTTCTCGTATCTTCATCTCTTATCGGAAACGAGGTGTATCGGGTAGCTTCATACAACCCAGAAAATTGGAAATTCTGCGTAGTAATGAAAGGCACTTTGTACTGAGTGCCGCCAGAGCCAAGATACAGATCCAATTCGATTTCTGTATTGTTGCTGGTAGTTGTTGGCTGGACAATAATCCGCATCTCAACCGTATCGCCTACCGATAACTGACTAAAATCAAACGAGCTTGTTGCCGCGTTCCACAAATTGGTCACGCCCAACGGAAGATAGGCGTTAGTGGTAGCTGTACCCAGCGCGTCATTGGGGACTACCGTTAGAGTGTCGGCAGTCAGAGTTAGTGTTGAGGCTCTTGAGTCGTCATATACAGCATAGCCCGCACTTGTAATCCCGGTTCTTCCTACCGTGACAGATTTCTTGCTAACAGCCGTCACCAATAGTTTATAAACCACAGTCGTGTTTATGACGTGGATCACATCATTTACTTGGAACTTTGTAGACGCATCATCGAAATAGTTTGCGGCAGTAACCGTCGCCTGAGAGTCCTCAGTGTAGTAGGTATAAATCCTTGGTGCTGGAGAGGCTCCGCCAACGTGTGAAAGGGTCTCGTTATTAAAAGCCATTAGAACCTCACATTAGTGAACGGGTTGCTTCGTAGTTGCTCCGTTGGGTACTGCTGAGAGTCCGTATATCGCGCCATACGGGACGCATTCACATAGGCCGCCGCCATCTCACCTCGTGCCGCAGAACTGTCTCTAATGCTCGCCGCGAAGTCCATAGCCAATGCGTACTCGATCATCTTTGCGAAGTACACAGGCCACTCATCTTCAGTGACGTTTGCAATGTAGTCAGCGTATAGGGCTTGGGTAGAGTTGCTGTATACCTTGTCACCATAAATCTGATAGTTGGAATCAGGTGTCACAGTGATCAAGAACAGCATGTCAGTGGGTAGCTGGTAGATGCTTCTCCAGCCATTGGGGTCAACCGGGGTATCCGTCAGCAGAGATATCTGTGCCTTCCTACGTGCAAAGCCCCAACGATGCTTGGTTAGCTCGTTCTGGACTATGTTGTCGTAAAGATTGTTGGCAACTGTCTCGCGCCGTGATCCGCCAGTAAGTGCGTTAATCGGAGTATCCCCGATCAGAATAAGCGCATTGCTAATTAAGTCGATCTTACTCGCCATAACTCACCCAGAATTAGAATGGCCCCCGAAGGGGCCGTGGAACTTATGCGTCGCCGAGTGCAGTTCCGCTCGCGCAGTCGATTGCAGTGCCGGTGTTGCTCTTCACAAAAGTGATAGTAACAGCCGCCGCATCCGAGTCGCTTACGAAAATGATGTCGTTGACTTCAAGTTCATTGATTGCTGGCAGGAAGTAATCCGCGCCAGTAACAGTTGCGATTGAATCAGTTGACGCATAAGCGTAAACCTTCTGAGCATCGCCCATACCGCCAATGCGTGAGAGCTTAGTGTAATCAAATGCCATGACTTAGTTCTCCTTACGCAGTCTTGTCGTATTGAACTTTAACGAGACCACCCTCGTCACGTACAACAGAGCCAGCCTTCAACATACCGTTTGAAAGCCAAGCTGTACGCTCGGGAATCCAGTTAATTTCTGTCTTCATGTCGATGCCGATAGCAAGGCCAACAGCTGGACGCTGGAAGAACCAAGAGTCAACAATATTCGCCGCTTCAGTCAAACCACCCTCAGTACGAGTTTCGATCACCATGAACTGGAAACCAACAAGTGTGTTGACTTCGCCAGATACGAGTGCCTTGATGTTTTGATAGTCGCTAGAAGTTGCTTTCTCATCGTTCAACAATCCGCCCAAACCGCCTGCTTCGATAACAGCAAACAACTCAGAAGATGGAACACCTTGATCGCGAAGCTCAACCTGAGCGTCGATGACCTTAGCCATTGTCAAGTTGGTGCCACCAGCCGCAACTGTAGTAGTCAGCGGAGTAGAGGCATCCATCGCGTCAATGACAAGCTGGTCACAACGACGGCCAAGAGCGCCAGCGATAGTATTCGCAAGCTCTTGCTTCTCGTCAAAGTTTACTTCCTGCTGGTCAAAGATGTCGGTGTACTCAGGAGCGTTCCAGTTTGCGAGAGTCGCATTCTTGAACTCGTGAGTCACGTCCATTGGAGTGACTAGGTCAGAAGTAGATTTTTGGTTAGCCAAGCCCTTGCCCATACGGCGGAACTTGTAGATGTCGCCCACAACGTTGTTGCGAACTGTAACAGCAGGCTTGAGCACACCCATACCTTGGTATGCCTGTTTCACCATGCTGTCAAACTCTTGTACGGCAACTGCCGAAAGATTCTTTGACATGATTCAGTCTCCTCGTTGTCAAAGTTGATAACAATGATTTAGAGGTTTTGGAC